TTGTCAACTTCAATGTTTAGTTTTTATAAAGGGAGAAGAAATAACAACAAATGGAACTTTATTTTTTGATGATGCATATGTAGGAAAAGATAAAAAATTTAATATTAATACTCATGTTGGGTTTAAAGAAAATAGAGGAATAGTTTTTTCTTCTAATAATCTTCATTCTCCTGCTCAGTTTGCGGGAGGTTCTTGGAGATATTGTTTAGCTAATTTTTTTCATCTCAAGAATAATTAGGATCGTAGTCTTTCCACGTTTTCATCCAAACTGTTCCATCATTAGCTACTCTATGTTCCGTAAAAGCTTCATCATGTTTTTGCATTGCTAACTCTATTTCTACTTGTCGAGTTTCCCCCCAAGTTAATAAATCAGCTACGGTAGTAGATCCTACGGCATCGCTTGTTGAAGTTAATAATGTATTCCCTGTCATCATTCCTGTAGAAGCATTTTTAGTTTGTATTTCATTATCTCCTGGAAGATCATTAAATACTACGGCATGAATGCTATCATCTAATGCTGGCATGGCATTTCCTTTATCACTCCATTTAATATGAAAATCATCATCTACTTTTATGTAGCTTTTATTAAGTATGACTATTTGAGTTGCCATGGATTCATCTTATTTTAATGTTTTATAATGTAGTTAACCACCACATAAGGGGAAAATGTATTTGTTCCTGATGCTGTAACTGCCCCTGACAAAGTACCTGTAATAGTCCCTGCCAAAGTTCCTGCTAATGTATGGCTATGATTATGTCCTGTTCCTGATCCTGTATTATCCATAGACTCTGATTGTGAAGTAGTTGGAAAACCCCTAGAACCTAAACATAAACCAGTGTTTATTGATCCCGGTCCTTCAGTCTCATGTTGACCATTTAATTCGTGCTTATGACTTGCTAATTGAGCTTCTGTGAGGGAAGTATTATCAATACTACCTGTAACAGTAACAGATTGGTTATTAGTAAGTGATACCCCTTGATTATTAGTTACAGAAACAGTTACTGTATTTGCTCCACCTGTAGCTGCTAATGCATACGAAGATCCCCCATCATAACCTTGTGGCATTTTACCTTGAAGATCTGGAACATTGAATGTTGTTGATCCATTTCCTGCTCCATACGTAGTAGAAATTACAGCAAATAAATCCGCATAATCTGTTCTTGAAATAGCACCACCATCACACAGTACATAACCTGCGGGAGCGGTTGCTTTACCCCAAGGTTTAATTGCACCTACTTCACTTCTATTTGTTATATCTTGTAAATTAGCCATTAGTCGTTATATTTCAACCTCCACCCATTTGTTGCATCGTAATATACCAAAGAAATACCAGCATTGTTAGTGCTAATTGTTAGATCTGAGGAAGCCCCCTGAATTTTTTCAGAGTTACGACCAACTGTAATGTTATTAGTACCAGCATTTCCATCTCCGTCTATAATTTTTACTTGATTTCCAATTGAAGGAGAGGAAGGTAAAGTTATAGTAATTGCTCCTGTTGAACAATCACAGAAAATATTGTCCCCATCTGAAGCTGTGTAAGGAGAATCAGAGTTAGTTTTAGCTACCCATGTTTCACCCAATCCAGCAAGAGAAAATATATCATACCAATTTGTTCCATCTGTTGCGACTAAACGGTATTTACCATTAGAAATAGTAAGTGTATTACCTGTAGCTCCTAGCCTTGCAGATATGTCTGCACCGCCTGAAATATTATTGTAAATTCCGTATGTCTTCTCAGTAGCTGGGAATTGAACAGTATGAGTTGTCGATACAGTTCCACTAAATAATAATGTATTTTGTCTTGCTTGATTGTTTGCTTGAGTTTGAGGTCCATCTCCATTGCTTAGAGTAGTAGAAGTACCAGTAGTAATAGCGGGAACAGCATAAACACCAGCAATAGCAAATTCAAATACTTGAGAAAAGTTATTATTGGTAATGGTGCCCCAGGTACCAGAATTTGCTCCTGTAGTTTGAAGTTCTATTCTTAGACCTGTTGAATATGTTGACATTTAATCTCCTACTAAAGTTTTATTGATTATTATAAAGTTTGTCAAAACTTTTATGCAGGCTTATGCTACTTCTTTCCAAGTTAAAGCACTGTTAGAATCATCGACTACAGACCAAAAGATCCCGCCTAATGTTCCAGTACTACTTGTAGCAGAAACGCCTGTTATTGTAAAGACCGCAGAACCTTCAACGTTTACTTGCCCTACGGAAGTTGTTGCTTCCTCACTTGGAGCCATATAGCTGGTTTCTTGAGTTGCATCGCCTTCGCTAGCAGTAGCACTAACTCCTGTAACAAAAATAGATGTTAATACATCTCCTACAGCAGAAGTACCTACTTGTCCCGCAGGTTCAACCGTTGGGGAAATAGAAATAGCTACAGATCCGGTATATGAATCTAATTCAGGTTCTGAAGCTGCTACAATAGTTATTCCAGCATCCCCTGTAATTGAATAGGTACCAATAGAACTTGTTAAGCCTTCAGCAGTTGGGGAAAGTATTTGATCAGTAGTTACCGTTGATCCCGTTCCACTTGTTGCTGTTAAATCTTCTCCTGTTACCGCATAAGATCCACCAGAAGCACCCCATTGTTGATCTCCCCAACCAATAGCAGCTCCTGTTGTAATATCTTCTGATCTATTCCATCCTGCTCTTATTTCTACACTAGTAGTAACATCTCCTTCTGACGAAGTAGCTGAGGTACCTGTAATAGGAAAAATATAATCGGATTGAACAATATATGTCCCAATAGGTTTCCACTCTAATTCATTACCTCCAGGCGTTGCATTAGCAATACCTGTAGCTACCGCATTACCTGCAGTAGATGTTAACTCATCAAGAGAAACTGATATAATCTGATCAGTAACAACTGTTACATCTTCAGTAGATGACGTGAGGCCATTGCCTGTAGCGTCTACAGGAGCATATTCATCCCATGCACCTGAGCCCCAAGTCAGACGGCCCCATCCTTGGACGGAAGCCATAATTTATCTCCTTATGCTATTCTTAAAATTGCAGCAGTGGCTTCAGCAGCAGGGAATGTAATTGTAAATGTTCCAGCAGATGAAGATTTAACTCCACCAAAATCTAAAACACAAACAGCAGCATTCGTAGTTAATCCTGATACCGTTGAACTATTATAAATTACAGCAGCTTGTGCAGAAATTGTTGCACTCGTAAACGATAAATCAGGTGAAAAATCACATACAGCCGTATCGCTAGATAATACTGGTGTTACGGAAGTTAATGCTCCTCCTCCTTCAGCGTAAGTGCCTGAAGCTCCTACTTCATCAGTTTGTTGAAATACTGTTGTTGATTTACTTAAAGTTGCTTCTGAATCGTAAAGCGCTAATTTAAAAGTGTTCCCTGTCGTTGCTGTAAAATCATGCAAGCCTTTCAGAATCTCCACTTTAAAACTGTTGCAAACAGCTTGGTTTATTGCCATGTTGACCTCCTATGGGTTCTTTGACTCGAGAGGGATACGAATAACGCCGTCTCGAAATTCGTCTCTACGGTCACGCCCCATCTCATACGTTGCGAGAGCCTGCACAGACTCGTTAAACATTTTATCATAATATTGTATCATATCTGCTGGGCCTTTCAAGTATCCAAGAGATTGTAAAATACAACCATATAAAAGCACGTTTGGAGCATTTTGACTTAACCAAGTAGATGTTTGTGTACTTGATAACCCATCAGGCTTGTACGTGTATGCGAGCTCTGTACTCAGAGCAACGTTTGGAGTTGGCGCTATATAGTGTGTATCCTGATCCCACATAGCGTAATATTTAGGAGTAGCATTTGCTGTCCTATCAGGCCAATATTCATTCATAAACGAAATATCCTTTTGTATCAAGAAAGTTCTGTCAGGCTCACTCGCAGTAGCATCATAAATTTGAATATATCTCGTAGCCTGCCAATCACTTGGTAAAGGCACAAAAGGATTTCCTACTGTTAAAGTAGCATAATCATATTTACGGTAATAATTAAGATCTATTGTTCTCATTATTTGATCTTCTATGGATTTAATAAAAGGTTGAATAATAGAATCAGATAAAACATTAGTATCTGTTTCGGTGTAATTTCTTACGTTAGTATTTAAATCTGAATAATCGGTCATGATATAGTTACTGTAACATTTCCAACTCTAGATAACAACTGTGTCCTTTGTTGGGGTTGTTGTACACTCAGAGGCATCATGCTTCTTTGAGTATCCGCATAAGCGACGCCGTTAGCATAATAATTGGTAACAGGCTCTAATAATGTTTGAAAAGAATTAACAGCTTGACCATCCCCCGTTCCATCAAATACATCACCATTTGGAGAGAGAACAACATTCCCTGTAGCTTTTCTCACAGCATTATCTCCTACATATACAGTAGAATCTGCAATTTGAGGTCGTGGATGTTGTAAAGATTGAGGATCAGTAGGATGATACTTAGGATCTAATTGGGGTTGTTTAGGTTCGTATTCTGAAACATGAACCCAAGCACCTGTCCATTCTTGGACCATTTCATTATAAGGAAAAGACATCCCAGAACGATCAGATATTCTAAGTGCAAATTTACCAGATGCATAACGTCCCATTAATAACTCCCTGCTGTAACACCTACATAAGGTACAAAATGAGAGCTAACATTACCTCTATTGGTATCTGCGGCTCTTTTAAATTCTTCTTCATAAACTAATTTTAAAATTTGAGTTCTATCAGGAGCATATTTTAAAGCTAAATAATAGGCTAAACCTGCTGTAAGACATGGTAAAAATGAAAAAGGAACTTCATTATTATTAGTGTAAGCCCCAGAATCTTTCATTCTCAACATGGCATAAAATACAACAGTATAAGCCTGATCTGCTGCAGGGTATAAATATAAAGTTGGATTAATAG